GGAAAATCGCACCAAGTTATGGCAGATATAGAGGAATTTGTATCGCCTGTTGACAGATCGGTCATTGGTAGCCGATCTCAGTTAAGGGCTCATGAACGCCAGCATGGTGTTCGGCAAATAGGAAACGATTGGGCAGGAACAGCACGAACAAGTAGTGCTAAACCTTCTAATTGGAACAACCAATCAGTTTATGAAAGGAACTAAAATGGCAGAAGAAAGCACTCCCGAAGCACAGGAACCAGCTACTGAGTCAGCTACGCTTGACGCAATATTAGAGGGTAGCATAGGAGAGGTTATAGAAAAAGAAGGTGCAACGATTCCTACGAAAGAGGAAACGAAAACATCATCTTTGCCTGATATACCAGAAGAAGTAAAGACAGAGGCAGAAGCAGAAGGTTCGGAAGAACTCGATCAGAAAGCTACTGATGAGGATGAAGAAACACCAGAAGAAGAAGCCTCAACATCGGAAGAACCAGAAGAAGCAGCAGAAGAAACAGAGGAATCGGAAGATACACCTGTGTCTGCTCCTGAAAACTGGAACGAAGATGATCGTAAAATGTTTGATTCCCTCCCTAACGAAGCTAAAGACAGGCTTTTAAAAAGGGAAAAAGAGATGACGGCAGATTATACGAGAAAGACACAAGATTTAGCCGAACAACGCAAAGAATTAGAAGCATTAAATAAGGTTTTAGAGCCAGCTCGTCAAAATATAGCAGCAACAGGTATAGGGGAAGCCGAATATATCTCCCGCTTGTTAAATGCGGATGCAGCCCTCAGACAAAATCCAAAAGTGGCACTTCAACAGCTTGCACAAGGTTACGGAGTTAATCTGGAGTCGTTAAATACAGAGAGTGAGTCTTGGAATGATCCAGACCCACAAATAGCCCAATTACAAAAACAAGTATTAGATGTAAAAGGCGAACTCAATCAATTTAAACAGCATAATGTCCAATCAGCGAGAAACGAAACAGAAAACCATATAAAGACTTTTTCAGAAGAAAAGGATGCCGAAGGAAAGTTAATGCATCCACATTTTGAAAAATTGCGTGTGAAAATGGGTAATTTGATAGATGCAGGGGAAGCGAAGAATTTAGAGGAGGCTTATACAAAATCTATTCGTTTAGACGATGATTTGTATAAGGAAACTTTAAAAACCCAACGCACCCAAGCGAAGAAAGAGGAAGATAAAAGGCGAAAAGCAGCTGTAGAAAAAGCTCGTAAAGTGAAACCTGCGACTTCGGCTAATCCGCCAAAAGGTTCTGTTAAAGTTTCCGATTTGGATGCTTTGCTTATGCAAAATATTGAGGGAGCAGGAATTACACGCTAAAGTTTTTGTGGGGTAACATAATATAGGAGGTAACTATGGCATCGCCAAATAGTACTTATACCGAGATTGTTACTACCACGCTGGCTAATTATAGCAAGACGATGGCAGATAACATCACCAATAACAATGCTTTGCTCCGAGCAATACAGGAGAAAGGCAACAAAGTAGTCGCTGGTGGTAGAACTATTGTGCAGGAACTAGAATATGCAACTAATAGCACAACCAAATGGTACAGCGGTTACGAAGTTTTAGATACTTCTACCAGCAATGTTTTCACAGCTGCAGAATTTAATTATAAGCAGTTGGCAGGAAATGTTGTTATTTCAGGGTTGGAACAAGTTGAAAACTCTGGAAAAGAAGCAATCTTTAACCTACTAAAATCAAGGGTTAAAAACCTTGAAAAGTCATTAAAGAACACAATGGCTACAGCATTATATGCAGACGGAACAGGAACTAGCGGAAAAGAGCTAGGTGGGTTGCAGCTATTAGTACCAGGAACTGTAGGAAATACAGTCGGTGGTATTAACTCAACAACCTACTCATTCTGGCAAAATCAGGTTTATGATTTTTCAGCACAATCTCCCGCTGTTGTTGCTAGTGCCACAACTATACAATCAGCTATGAATACTTTATGGCTTGCTTGTATTCGTGGAGCAGACAAACCCGACTGCATCGTTTCAGACACTACTTATTTCCAATTCTATTGGGCATCTTTGCAAACGAACCAAAGATTCACCGATGATAGGAAAGCAAGTGCTGGATTCATGAACTTAATGTTTATGGATGCTCCTGTGTATTATGATGACCAATGTCCGACAACATCAATGTATATGTTGAATACGGACTATTTATTCCTTCGCCCAGCTAGTGGTCGTGAATTTGAACCACTTGGGGAGAAGGCTTCCGTTAACCAAGATGCATTGGTTTTGCCAGTCGTTTGGGCAGGAAATATGACTGTTTCAAATAGAGCAAGACAGGGCATCATACAAGCATAGGAGGCATAAATGGCTTATATTACAGGAATGGACATAACGCAGGTAAGTGATACTGCTACATTTGCACTCGGTCAAAAAGGTGTGGATGTATCAGGAAATACCTTTAAGTATGTCCAATATGATACGGGTGCTGGCAGTGTAGCAGCAGTAAGCGGGCAAATTGCTTATTACTACGCACCATCTGGTGCTTCGGCTGGAGCAGTCAATGTATGCACTAGCGATTTATCAGACTCAGCAGAGTTAGGTGCTGGTGTTTTGCAATCTGCTCCAACAGACGAACAATATTGTTGGATTCAGATAGGTGGAACAGCAACTTTATCTATCGCTTTAACAGCAGGTGCTGATGGAGATCCATTAACTCCAACAGGTTCTGGTGATGGAACTTTAGATGTAACAGCAGCAGCCACTTCGGCTGTATGTGCATTTGCAATAGATGCATCAGCTAAAATTATAGCTTGTGCATTTGCAGGATAATACTATCAATATAGAGGGTGGAATTTTCTGCCCTCTATAAAACAGGAGAGAAAAAATGGCTATAGCATCAAATATACGGGCTACATTCTTTAAGTCTGATGGCGGAATAGATTTAGCGGAATTAAAGATAATTGGCGACCCGAATACCGTTATTTATAAAATTAAAGATAAAGAAGAAGAATTAAAAGAAAGATTCCCACAGGAATATGCGGACTATTTTAAAATGTCCAAACCAAAAACCCCTAAAACCACACCATTGAGCAAATTACAAGGGTTAGGAAACAAAAAAGAAGAAGCACTAAATGTAGAAGGCATTAGAACAGTAGAGGATTTGGCAGCTCTTTCTGATTCTAATTGTCATGGATTAGGCAAAGGAACACTAGACTTACGCAAAAGAGCAAAAGACTTTTTAGCAGAAAAATATGATATTCGAGCAGAACAGGTGGTTGGCTAATGACATTACTGACTATATGCCAAGACGCAGCAAATGAAATAGGCGTACCTTCTCCAAGTGCAGTTATTGGATCGGTAGATACTACTGTAATTCAATTATTGGCAGCAGCTAACAGGGAAGGAAAGAATTTAGTATCAGGCTATGACTGGCAGGTATTGATAAAAGAGGAAACGCATACAACCATTGCAGCGGAAAGTCAGGGAACTATGACAGCAATAGCAGCCGATTTTGACCGATTTTCCAATGATACTATGTGGAATAGAACAACAAATAGGAAGTTTTACGGGCCATTAAACAATACTGAATGGCAAACTTTAAAGGGAATAGTGGTTAATGGTGTAACGAATTATTTTCGTATTCGAGGGAACTTATTACTTTTAAATCCAATACCCACAGTAGGTCAAACTCTTGTATTTGAATATATAGGAAAGAATTGGGTGGATACCACAGGGGATGGTGCAGCAGATGCTGTAGCTTATGCAGCCGATAGCAATACGACTGTACTAGATGAAAATTTAGTTACACTAGGCGTAATATGGCGGTTTTTGAAGCAAAAAGGATTACCCTATGATAACCAATTCCAAGAGTACCAAATAAAATTATCAGAAAGACAGGCGAAAGACGGAGCCAAGCAGATTATAAGACTAACAGGAAATTATACGACATTCCTGCCTGTTAATGAGCCAGAAGGGAATTATACTCTATAATGCCAATTAAAAGAACAAAAGGCGGATATAAGTGGGGTAAATCGGGCAAAACCTACGGAAGTCGTAAGGGAGCTGTAAAACAGGCACGGGCAATTTATGCTTCGGGTTATGGGAAGAAAAGAAAGAAAGTATAATGGACGAAGAAGAAAAAAGATATACTATTAATTTATTAAAAGGAACGCAAAATCCTATTCGTTTAACTC